GTAAGGTTATCAAGGGTCCTTAAGAAACCTCCGATATTCTCATTAGGAGTGTTAGGATTGGCTAACTTAGAACCCTTAAGTTCCACTAGCCTATTCTGTCCTGAAGGTTGTGTTTTGTCTACTTGCTGAGTATATATCGGAAACCTTCCTTGTTGTGCTGTATTGTCTATAATAGCACCAACGGTTGTCCCCTCTATACCTAGAGCACTCGTTAATTGTGTGGCAGCATTATTAGCCCCTAAAGAAATATCTCTAAAAGGGTTTACACCTTGCTTTATAAGATGTCCTCCAAAAGCAGATACTCCTACTTGAGCAAGAGTGTTTGATGGTAAATAGGGACCTTGATTAAGTATACCCCCTCCTTGAGGTTTAACATTAGTTGCAGATAGTAGGTTTTGCTTTACTGAAAAAAGATCACCTTTGTTTGATTTAAAAAACTTAGAAAGCCTTTTTAGGTCTTTATCAGTACGATCAATAGAACCTCCTCGCAAAAGAAAATCATTACCTACTTCAGGATTATCTTCTTCTACTCGAGGGAGCTCAGTGGTGATAAAGGGCTTAGGATTAGGCTGTACACCCTTAAAAGCATCATACTTCAGAGAACGAAACTTAGTCTTCTCTGAGTCTTTCCCATTTATCAACCTATCCCTTAAGTTGGTCGGTTGATTACTCGCCATTTATTTGTGGTTTATACGGTAACTGTATTGAGGTCGTCTACGGAAGTCCCAGTAGCATCTCTCCCTCTATCAAGAATATCATCAGGAATACCAGCAGCATCGTAAGTACCGTTGTTAAATGTACCGTTTACAGGTAACACCCCTTTATTTCCTTTTGTCATTCTAACAGATGGGAAAAGTTCGTTTACTGGAAGATTTGGCTGTAACGCTCCGTCAAGGCTCGCTTGTTCTCCTGCAATTCCTAAGTATCTTTCTCTTAAACTGTTTGGTTGATCTGGCATAATATTATGTTTTACTTTATTATAAATATTAGATTATTGGTTATTCTAACCGTATTGTATCGAATAGGAATTTACTCCAAGTTGCGTTCCAAAGTCAGTTGCTCCTACTTGTAATCTCGTTTTAGTTTTTGCTATTAAGGTAGCATCTTCTTTGTTTGATTTTTTCAAATCTTCTATGGCTGCTATAACTTTTTCATTAGAGTTTATGATATTGGACTCCACATTAGATATGTTATTTATATTTTGAATAGATTTTTGTGAGTTTGTCACATTCATAGTTGATCCTTCTATTGGAACTGTAGAGGATATTGGAATTGTTCGTCCTGTGGCAGGTATCCTAGGCGTTAAACTTGATGAATACCCCCTTTGAGGTTGAATTTCTGTTGAAACTTCGCTTTCACTAGGGGTCTCTGAGAAATTAGTATTTCCCCGTAATAGTTTTGGTATAGCTTCAGTGTCACCCATAAAATCCGTAAGGGGCTTAAAGAAACTTGACAAGTCTGTGAATAATATAGAAAATGCTTCTTTTATATCTTGTATTTTATTTAAAATACCAGTTCCTAAACTAGTAAAGAATTCTCCTACTCCAGAAATGAAAGAAGGGAGAGTGTCGGTAACAAAAGCGGTAATTGTGTTTATTGCTGACGTTAATGGGACTAATGCAGGAATGAATGCATCTTTTAATCTTGATATTGCCGCTTGGAATCTATCTGTTATTCCTACTTGACTAACAAGCCTTTTCAAAGAACCTTCTTGAGCTTCTGCTATAGCTGCTTGAAGTCCCTTTTCTTCATATATTTTATTAAGAATTCTTTGTCTTTCGTCCCTTTCTTCTCCTCTTAAGTCTCCTAATTGTTCTTGAATGAATAATATTTTGGCAAACTCATCTCTACTAAAACCTAACGCCTCAGCAATAGAATTTTGTGCTATTCGGTTCATTTCAGCAAACTCTGCTGCTGAACCTATTTGATTTCTGATTTCCCTAGCTACTCCTGCAGTGTCATTATTAAGTGCAAAAAAACGAGCAGCATTTAAATTCAAGTCTCGTCCGGTAATTACAGTTGCTTCTATTTCTTTTCTGATAGAAGTTTGAAAGTCTACTAATCCATCGGATATTCTATCAACTTGACTGAGAGTGGCTCCAAGTAATTTAGACTCTCTGAATGCTTTTGCGATTTCTATAGGAGTACGGCTAAGGGAAAGTAAGGTTGCTTCTGATAGCTCTGATATTTCTTTGAATATATTTTTCTCATTTATGAGAATGCCATCTGTAGCGTTTAAAACTTCTACTGTTCCTAGTAAAGATTTAGTTAAATCTTCTGCACTCTCATTTGTAAAAAAAGTAAGTTGAGATATTCTACCAATAGCATCAGCTCCTAATTGAGCTCTCTGTTCTATTTGTGTTAAGAATATAACACTTTCTTTTAAATTGTCTCCTAAACTGAACTGTCTTGTTCCAGTTATTCGATTTATTATAGAAAGAGTTTCTAATAGAGCTTGGCTGTTTACAAATATATCATTTGTAGCTATAGCAGCCTGTGCAAGTTCTCCTCGTAATGCAACTGCTTCTTGATATGTTAGGTTGAAGTTCTTTGCTAAATCAGCAGATTCTTTATCAAGTTGTTTTGTAAGTTGAATAGCCGTACTTATTGCGGTGCCTATTCCTTTTATCAGTCCTATAACTAATGTTGCGGGGTTTAATAGAGCTTTAAAAGCTCCTACGCCAACTCTACCCATAGTTTTAAATGCGATACCTGTCTGACCTATAAACTTCCTAAGATACCCCTTACCTACTAATTTTTCAGACTCCTCTCTTACTTTTCCACGAATTCCTTCAAGATCTATAAACTTGCTTAGAGAACCTAATCCTACCTTTTTTAAAACTTCTTGGGATGATTCTAATGCGACACCCGTAAATCCTTCTGCTTCTCTTATTTGTTCTTCTTCTTTCTTTCTTTGATCTAACCTTTCTTTTATTGTTTTTAATAAAGTCTGTTCGAATTCAGCTTGCTTACCAGTTTCTTGGTTTAAAAAGCCCTGAAGGTCTATTAGTTCTTGTAGCTTTTTAGCTTGTTCTTTATACCTCTGTGTTTCTTTATTTTGTATACCCTCTAAAACTTTTTCCTGTTCAGAAATTCTTTGTGTTATTCCTCCGCTTTCAAACTCGTTTTTTAAGATACCAAAAGACTCTGAAAAACTTCTTGTATATTTTTCTAGTTCTTTAGAACTTAACTGTATTTCTCCTGATTGCTCTGAAGCTATTTTTTGAGCTACATCTCTTATAGATCTTAAGTTTCTAAAAACTCTATTTACTCCTTCGTTTTTACTTCCTATGTCCTCTAATGTTCTGTTTATAGAAGATACTATTCCCCCTAAATCATCGTTTATAGAGTTTAATATATCGGAAAACGACCTAAACTGATCAGATAAAGACTTCAAAGTATCTTCATAAGATTTAGCATCTCTTATCTGTTCTTCACTAAAAGGAGATTCAAGCCCAAGCTGTTTAGCTTGTTTTTTGACCTTTTCTAGTAAAGATAATAATACATTAAGTTGTTTTTCGTCCATATACTATAAATATCAAAAAGCGAACTATTTGTATGTAGTTCGCCCTTGATACTGTTTTGATGCTTCTTTAAACTTTTCTTTGTTGATATTTCCCATGTTATCAATCATACTTTGCTGTTGATTCTGGGGGTCATTTCCCTTACTAGCCTTGTTTTGCTCGTCATAGAACTTTTTTATCTCGTGAAAAGTGTACTTCCTTAACCAAATAGGCATATGATAAATAGTCATCCAGTCATAACCACCTTTTCCGTGAAAGATAATCTCGTGAATCTCCTTAAACACACTTAACCTAAACTGCTTGGCTAAATCAGAGGTCAGGCCAAAAAAAGTTCAAATTGATCGGAATGGTGGCCTCCTCTCCACTATCCGACACGTATGTTAAATCTACATCTGGTTGAACTGTTTTTATGTGCTCTCTTAACGCTCTAGAATCTCTGGCAAGTAAATAGTTGTCTATAAAATCTCTCACAGCCTTTGTATCGCTGTTTTCTTCAACAGATGTGATAATGTACTTTAACCTTGTAGTTAGTTCAGGAGAAGACTCCGGAGATATCCTCTTGAGCCCCTTAAGCTCTGCTTCTAACTTCTTCTCATCATGCCCTGTTAAAATCTTGAAAGTTACTTTGTTTTTGCTATGAGGCAGTGTAAATTCAAACTCATTTTTGCCTTTATTTATAGCAGTCTCATCGAAATGTTTGTTTTCAAGCTCTGAAAGGTTTACTACCTGCTCCGAACCTCCCATAGTAAACTTATAATCTCCTCCATAACCCAGTACTCGTGCAGCAATAAGAATAGCATTCTTGTCTCCTACAATAAGATCGTCTAAGTTTATTTCAGAAACTACAAGAGACTCAAGTAACTTATCTAAAACATTACCTTTCTGTATGTAAGTTTGATTAGTTAGGATATCCTCCTCTTTAGCAGTCATGTATTTTATTTCAACAACCCCTTTTGATAGTGGGTTATCTTCAGGATATAGAAGCCCTTTAGAGGGTAATGTAACCTGTTCCGTTGGAATTTTTAATTCGCTCATATAATAACTCTTTTATATAAATATATAATACTAAAAAATATTGAATAAAAAAAGCCCAGACATTAAATCTAGGCTTATTATTTGTAAGTAGTTGGTTATCAATACTATATCAAAAGTTTAAGACGCAATAGTCGGGCTGTACTGTCATCTGGATTTCAGCAGCTGCATTCTCTGTGTCGTAACTAAACGCTCCAAAGTTTGCTTCTGTAATAAGTCCTCCTTTGATTACCCATTGTGATACAATGTCTCCTACAGGTCCTAAAGCATTGAAGGTAAGGTCTTTCTTGTAAAAGTCACTATATCCATCACGTCCAGTTACTGACTCGTGGTGTAAACGTACCCATTCCATTACTGCTTGAGCTCCTGATGGCGTGATTGGATCAAACAAAGTGAACTGGATAGTTCCCCAAGTTGATTTACCCTTTACAAACCTTTGTACGTTAATGTGGTTTAGGGTAACTGTTCCTTGTGTTAATGTTACCGCACTTACTCCTTTCACCATGTAAGATGGAAAACCATCTATAAGCATTACAAACCTATTCTGTTGTTTTGGTTCGAACTCGGTGAAGAAAATATCGTTTGATTCTAATATCGCCATTTTTGATTGCTTTTATTATAAATATCTATTCTCTTATTTTATACTGGGAACGTTGCTCCTGTTGGTAATACATTGAAGTCTAAGATTACAAACTCAGCAGTTTTAGTCGGTTGCAAGTAGATTTGTCCTACTAACTCATTTCTATCTACTACGTCTGGTCCATTGTTAGACTCGTCCATAACTACCTTGAAGGCATACAGTCCTTGTCTTTGTTTTACTGATTCTAAATATGGATTTACTTGAGATAAGAAACTGTTTCTTGTTGTATTCGTGTTCTGCTCAAATACTAGAGTATCCCCAATCTGAGAAATATAGTTTTTCAAAGAAATCAACAATCTTCTAACATTTATTCTGTCTAAAGCAGAAGATTTTTTCTGTAATGTCTTTTGACCGAATACTACTACTCCAGCTTGTGGTAGTGTAGCAATAGGATTCACATTAGCAGCATATAAAGTATCTCTTGTAGCTGTTGGTAGCTTACGCTCAGCTCTAATCACTGTGTCTAACCCACCTCTATTTATACCTGCAGGGGCAAACCAAGGTGCAGAAGATCTGTCAGTGAATGAATATACTCCCGGAATAAGAGTTGATGCTGGTAC